AAAAAGAAAAAACATTAAACATATTAGTTTCTTCATTTGAAAGTTTTTGCACAGGTTATTCTTGCAAGCCTGACAGAGAAGAATATCCTTATCCAAGAGCAACAGATATTATTGATGAATATGAATCTGTTAAATGGAATAGAGAAGAGGTTCAAAGATTAAGAAGAGCTTTTGAAAATAGAGCTGAGGAGCTTACCCGATATAAAAATCTGATTTCTAGTGCTTTTGAAGGTAGAATTATTGAAATCTTAGCAAGTGATAACAGCATATCAGTAGAGGAGAGTCAGAAAATATGGAACTATGCTTATTCAGAAGGGCACAGTTATGGGATAAGAAATGTTATTTCCTGCTATGAAGAATTTGTTAGCGTATATGATGATTTATTAGAAATAAGAAAGGAGCAGTAATGAAGAGATTAACAAAGACAATGAGTTGTCAAGATGAAGCAAGACTTTATGATATATCAAACGAGCTATTTGGATTAAACATCAGCAGAGCAGATAAAACAAGAATGATTTTAGAAAAACTTGCAGAATATGAAGACTTAGCGGAACAAGGTAGACTTGTTATCCTACCTTGTAAAGTGGGAGAGACATATTACAGCATTGAAGTTAATACGAAATCTTGTGAAGAATGTGATTTCTTTCAAAAAGAATATTACTGTGACGATTTCTGTGAAAACAAAATCGCCACAGATGAAGATGGTGATACATTAATTAATCCTCAATATTCAGATAAGGTGTTCTGCAAAAAACATTTTTATGAAATTAATAAATGCTTTTTTGACAATGTTGATGAAATTTTTAATTTACGAGAGTGTTTTGGTAAAACAGTATTCCTTACAAAACCTGAAGCTGAAGCAAGGCTGAAAGAATTGAGAGGTGGAGAAAATGAAAGATAAACAGAAATATGCCATTAAATTAGCAATAAATACTATGAATGAGCATTTTGATAGACATTGTAACACAGCTTATAGCAATCTCAAAACAGGTGTAAGTGTTGGATATGGTGAAGCAATAAACCTTTTATCAGATATGCTTTCAAATGCTGATAGCCACACTTGTGACTGCCAGCAGAACGGCAATTCAATAGATAATGAGCCTTGTTGCAGATGTGATAGCAGAAAGACCAATGCCGACAAGATAAGGAATATGTCGGATGAAGAATTGGCAGAGTTTTTAGCTGTTCACGATTTAGCACTAAACGGCAACGATTTACCAATGCTTACCGATTGGTTTGAATGGCTTCAATCAGAAGCGGAATAGGAGAGAATATGGAAGATATAGATATTACTGGGTATGAAAGTCCTATAACCTTATTAACACAGATATCAACAGAATTAAATGAAGGCATTGAGAAACAGATATATACAGCTATTCAGACTATTGGGGTTGATATTAATAAGGAAGAACTTATTAAGGCGATTAATTATGATAGAAACCAGTATGAAACTGGTTATAAGAATGGTTATATGAAAGCTAAAGAAGATTTAAAGACAGCTCTTGCAGATGTATCATTAACGGATAGACAGAGAAATGTAATATCTGCAATATTGGAAAATTTATTTTAAAATCACTTGACATTCCTATATATATGTATTACAATATAATCAAGTTAAGAAATTGATTATTTAAGGAGGATACATATTATGTTAAATGAAATTAGAAGAAACTTAAATCAGTTAGGAATTAAATTAGATGGTTCACTTAATGTCGAATTAGACATTAATAATCTGAACAAAGTTAATGTCTATGATATGGACATTATGACTTTCAAGAAAACTTTGATAGGAGTTTATTATAGAAATCTTAGCACTGTTTTTCTTGCACATTCAATTTAATTTTATAGTGAAGCGATAACACTTAAAACACTTATTTATGAAAAGGAGGATATATATGGCTAAAGAGTCATTAGCAGTTAAATATCGCCCTCAGTCTTTTGATGATATGACTGAACAGAGTGCAATTAAAGACATATTAACTAATCAGATAAATACAAGGACATTTCAACACGGATATTTATTTACGGGTCCGGCTGGAACAGGTAAAACTACAAGTGCAAGAATATTTGCAAATATGATAAACAACGGAAAGGGAAATCCCATTGAGGTTGACGCCGCAAGCAACAGTGGGGTTGATAATATAAGACAGATTATAGAAGATGCAAAAAGAAAACCATTGGATGCGGAATATAAAATATTCATTGTGGATGAGTGTCATTCATTATCAAACGGAGCTTGGCAAGCATTATTAAAAACATTGGAAGAACCACCTAAATTTACGATTTTCATTTTCTGCACTACCGACCCTCAGAAAGTACCTGCAACAATTCTTTCAAGAGTACAACGATACAATTTTCAGAAGATAAGTAATAAAGGTATTGTGAATAGATTAAATATGATACTTGAAACAGAATCAAAAGAATCTGACATTCCTATTATCTGGTCAACAGATGCAGTGGAATATATATCCAAAGTTTCATCAGGGGGTATGAGAGACGCTATTACTTTAATGGATAAATGTTTGTCACTTTCAAATAATTTAAGTTTACAATATGTATTGCAAGCAATAGGTGGAGAGAATTATAATACATTTATAGCATTTTTATATGCCTTAGAAATAAGACGAAAAGAAATGACTATTAAAATAATTGAAGATGTATATAATGCTGGAAAAGATGTAAAGCAGTTTATGAAGGACTTTGCAAAGTTCATTCTTGAAGTAGAGAAATATGCACTTTATAAGAATTTTGATTATATTAGCTTACCTAATACTCTTGTGAATGAATTGGAGCAGCTTATTGATGATACATTATTCAATGTTATGGATTTTGTAGTTTCTTTGAATAGTCAGATTAAATGGGATAGCGACCCTAAGACTTTAATAGAATTATCTATTTTGATTTATTGTGGAAAGGAATAAAGTTATATGAATAATATAAAAGTAACCCTATTATCTATAGAAGAAGTTAAGAAAAAAATTTTTGATAATGATATTGATGATGTGTATGTATTGACAGATGAAGACAATGACTTAAATTTGCGTGTAATAAAGTATAACAGGCTGGATAATGTCATAAGACGAATATCAGATGGTTCAGCTTTTTTAAAGATTGAGGTGATTAAAGATGATGATAGGACAGAAAAATAATATTCAAACTCTTATTCAGTGGAGATGTAATAAGTCAGTTCCTAGATTCATCATTATAGCTGGGGATGAAGGAAGTGGTAGATTAACATTTGCAAAAGCAATTTTAAAAATAATAAATGCTAAAGGTATAATTATGGGTAATAGTATAGCAGATGTACGAGATACTATAGAACAGGCTTATTATATTACACAGACAACCTGTTATATATTCAGAGATGCAGATGATATGAAAAATGAAGCAAAGAATGCACTATTAAAGGTGGTGGAAGAACCACCTAATAATGCTTATTTCATTATGACAGTACACAATATTGATAATATGTTAGGTACTATTAGAAGCAGAGGAACAGTTATCAAAATGGAACCTTATACAATGCAGGAATTGCGTTCTGTCAGTGAAGATGAATTAAGCCTGGAATATTGTAATAATATAGGTGAGTTACAGATTGCACACGAAGAAGTACAGAGAGCAGAAGATTGTGTTGATGGTGTATTAAAGGCTCTGAAGGAAAAGAGTGGCACTAGGCTATTGAAAGCTTGTACACAACTAAGAGCTAAACAAACAGAAACAGATAAGATTGATTGTTTATTGTTTTTTAAAGTATTTCAAAAAAGATTGTATCGTTTATATGAAACACTTGATTTACATATTAATGATTTATCTTGTGTATTTCGCTGTAAGCAGGAATTAAACAGAAATACTATAAATAAAAGAGCTAGTATAGAAGCTATGCTTATTAATCTATTGGAGGCTATTAGAAGTGCAGAAATTTCCTAGGTGCTGGGATAAAATAACTTGTATCAATTATCTACAGCGTAAGATAATATTGAATTGTATAGCTTACTATGAATTAAACATTAATAAATTATCTGATAAAGAGTATGATGAATTAAGTAAACAGCTGGTAGAGTTACAAAAGGATATAAATATAAGTGATACGCAATATGGATATGTGATGTGTGATTTTGATGGAACTACAGGATTTGACTTATATGAAAGATTAAATGATTATGATAAGAAATATTTAATGTCTATTGCTATCCATCATTGTTCAAAGAAAACGAAAGTAATCAAGAAAAAGAAAGGCGGTTTATTTTAATGGAACTTGTAGATTTAATGAAATCTATATCTGAAAATAGTATACCACATTATTTAGTTCTTTTTGGGGAAGAGCAGGCAATCCTTGACATTTATATACAGCATATAGCACAGAATTATAAGATTGTATATTGCGATACTGTCGCTTATGCTCTTTCGCAGGTTGGAAAAAAGAGTATAGATAAATCCAACAAAGTTTACATTGTGAATGAAGATAATGCTTATAATAAGGTAGAGGAGAGTTGGAAGAATGTAAAACAGACATTCGCTAGAAGTAAGCATATATTACTACTTAAATATCATAGCATTGATAAGAGAGGAAAATTCTATACACAGAACAAAGGAAATGCGGTAGAATTTACACATTTATCCGAAGATGTACTAATTAACTATATTCAGCAAAAACTGCCCGCTTTAAGCGAGAAAAACGCTTCTAAGCTAATAATATGGTGTAATTATGATTATGGTAGAATACTAATGGAAATAGATAAGATACAACAATGGGTTAATTATTACACTGACAAAGAAGGTACACCTAATACAGATAGTGCATTTAAGTTATTAAATAAACAAGGCTTGTTCTATAAGGAAATAGGTGATATAACATTTGAATTAACCAATGCAGTATTAGGAGGATATTCTGAAACAGCTATACAGAAACTTGATGAAGCAAAGCGAAAAGGTGAGCCAGCTATGATGATAGCAAGTATATTATATACAGGTTTTAGAAATCTATTAGCTTATCAAGGTCTTGGCAGTAATAAACAAAATGCAATGGAACGAACAGGACTGAGCAAAGGTGAATTATATGGCTGTACTAAGAACGTAGGTGGATATAGTATAGCAGAAGTTAGAAGAAATATGTTATTTTGTCAAAAAATAGAAACAGGTATTAAACAAGGCATAGTTGATGAAGATGTAGCTTTAGAATATTTAATATTGCATTGTCTTAGATAATATGTTATTATGTAATAGGTCCTCATTATCTAATTATCCACCTTTATAGAATATGTGTATCTTAATCAGAAGATACACATATTTTTTTTATTTCTTCTTAAAAAATCACTTGACATTCCTATATATATGTATTACAATATAATCAAGTTAAGAAATAAAAAAAAAACAGGAGGACAAAAAATGAATAAGATAGAGGAACTTAAAGAAATATTAAAGGAGGTTAAGTTAGAAGACATAGGATATAGCTTACCTTCTGATTTTTATAAAGAAAAGTGTGCAGATAGAGCTCTTAGAGAAATTAACAGAAGAATAAAGCAGTGGGCGGAAGCTTCTGAAATGCGTAAGGAGGAGCTTGCACTCAAATGGTTTCAGAAATGGGACAACGGAAATCAGTTCTGTGCTCGTATGAATGCCGAATTATCCGAGGCAGATATGAGTGACTGGTGCGATATAATAGGCTCTAATACAGAAGCAGAGCCTTTCAGATTAAAAGGTGTAAAAGACTGTCCATTGTCTCTAGACCTTTTATATAGAGCTAAGTCTTTAGCTAAATTTAGAGGACTTGACAATGATGTTAGGTCTATAGATTTTGAAATAGACAGAAAGGAGGAAAATAATTAAATGACAAAAGAACAGGAACAGCTTGTAACAGATAATCATAATTTGATATATTATTATCTAAAACGTCATAATTTGGATATATCTTCATATTATGACGTTTGTGCTATAGGCTTATGTAAAGCCGCAATGAGTTATGATAAGAATAAAGCTAGTTTTGCAACATACGCATTACATATAATGCACAATGAGTATCTAATGGATATTAGAAAAAATACTCTTGTGAAGAATAAAGATGTATATATATGCTCATTAGATGAAACCTTAACTAATTCTAAAGGTGAGCAATTTTATAGATATGAAATTGTCAGTAATGAATTATCTGCATATGATAATATATTGCCTTATAATCTGGAAGAAATATTAGATAAAAGGCAATTACAAATTGTACAATTATGTTTATTAGGATATACACAATATGATATAGGTATTAAGTTAAAGTTAAGTCAATCTTATGTTAGTAGAATTCTTAAGCAGATAAAAAAAATATTGGAGGCTGGCGGATGAATGATATAAAACAAACTGTATGTAAAAGATGTGGCAGAAAATTAAAAAGTTTGCAGGCTATAGAATTAGGTATGGGAGCTGTATGCTGGAAAAAGTATCAAGCAGAAAATAATCATAAAAAATTATGGAAGGAAGATAATAAAGATGGATGATAAATTAAAATTAGATTTAGTTCGATTAGTACAGATACAGTATTATAAGAATAAACGAAAAGCTGAGTTTAAACAGGACATAAAAGTAGCTTGTCACGGTTTTCTTATTTTTATTTTAGCGTGTTTTTTAGCTTTCTTGCTATATAATGTGTATGCTTTTAATTAAAGGAGAAATATATGTGTAAAAGTGAAGCTGATATACTTACAGATTATATGAAACATAATTATATGTTATCTGAGGAAATAAATGATATAAGGTTACGATTATATGTTAGAGATACAGTAGGCTTTAATGTTTATTATCTAAAGATTAGATTAAAGGAATTTTGGAAAATGCTAAAGAAAGGAATTTGATTATTATGACAAATAAAGAATATTATAGAGATTTATTGGCGGATATAGCTTTAGATGTACCTTCATATACAGGGAATGTTGGATTAAGTAAATTATCAGGTAAGCCTTTTAGATGTAATCGTTTATCTTGTAATGATTGTGTATTTAATAAAAAGAGTATATCTTGTAGCTTCTGTCGTAAGGAATGTGCAGAAGAGGAATATTCTAAAAAATATGTACCTGATGTGGATTGGACATCTGTACCTACAGATACACCAGTTTTGATATCTATACCAGGAGATTTTATACACAGACATTTTGCGTCTTATGATAGTAGCACAAGAACTATATACACTTATGTAGAAGGTCGAACATCTTGGACGTCGGAAGGTGTGAAGGAAGAATATAAAGAAGATATAGTTAGTTTTTCAAATGAAGAGGATATTCTGAAATATACATCAAGATAACATTAAATATATTAATATATATAACCAACAACACATCATTCTTGAGGGAGTGGTGTGTTGTTTTTTGTTTAATAATATGTTAATATAACATTAATAAAAAATATGAAAGGCGG